TCGGGAAAGACATAGCCGGCTTCGGTTGCGTACGCCGTGAAGCCGTCGTTCGTGCCGTATCCAGCCATGTCGATCTCCGAAGCAAGAATAGGCCCGGCAGATTACCGCCGGGCTGATTGTCAGGGCTGCGTCGCCAGCTCTTCGAGAGCCGCGACGATCTCGTCCTTGGTGGACGGGGTCTTTTCGCCGAGCAGCTTCTTGGCGGCCGACTTGAAGGACATGAACTGCACGTTCTGGTCCTTCGCCATTTCGAGCACTTCGAGTGCCGTTTTCGGCCCATCGCCGTCCTGGTTGCTTGCAGCCTTGGAGACGCCTTCGATCTTGAGGAAGCGAAGGCGCTTGGCCTTTTCGAGATCGACGCCTTCGAGGTCGACGTCGCGGGTCTCACCCGGTGGGATGTAGACCGCCCGCCCCTTGGAGCGGACGCCCTGCAGCGCCTTGCTGTTGTTGGTGACCTTCATGACTGATCCTCTGGTTACGGAGCGGTGATTTCGTCGCCGTAGGCGGCAGCACCGGGCAGACGCCATTCGGTACCGCCGGTACGGGCGATGATGCCGGTCTCAAAGCCCATGATGGACTTCTGTCGCGGCTGGAGGACACGGCGCGGCATCGGCAGGTGGAAGCGGAGAACTTCCGAATCCCGGCGATACACGACCATGCGACCGCCGCCGTCCTGGGACGCTGTGGCGAGCTCGCGCAGCGGCTGGATGTCGAGAGGCTGGCCTGTTTCCGCCGTGTAGACGTTGTTGCGGCGGATGTACTCCAGAAGGGTCAGGAGGCCGTCGCCCTCGCCGAGACGGCGGGTGGCGATGAGGCGGAACGCTTCCGGCGGCAGCCGCAGGGTGTCGACCCATTCGACCTCCGACGTGTTCTCGCGGACGCTGGAGATCAGGTCGTTGATGTCCCGGAGGATCTGGTCGTTGGTCTTGTTCACCCAGAAGGTGGACGAGCCGCCGCCGCCTGCGCCATCAGCCGCAACGTCGACACGCGAGACCTGCGGGTCGTTGACGAAGCCGGTCCAATTCTTCTCGGTCGTGCCGACCATGGCAACCGAGTTGAGCAGGCGCTCGACCTTGTCGGAAGCCGACATGGCCTTGGTACCGTTCAGGTCGATGCCGTAGAGGGCCGCCTGATTGACTTCCTCGAGGTTCCACTCCCAGCCGGAGCCGATCATCGCGAAGTCATGGCTGGCCATGTCCTTCGTGGCCTGGTTGAAGGGCATGTCGGTACCTGCGCCGGAGAGGAACTTCGCCTCGCCTGCGGTATCGACGGTGAAGAAGGTCGTGCCGATCGCCCATGCGTTCCCTTCCGTCACGACGGGCACGTGTGCGCCGTAGTTGAAGGTCGGGTAACGCCGCTGGTAGATGCGGGTCTCGATGTTGCGCCCCTGCGCGATGACGAAGGGGAACGCGGCCTGCGCATCAGCGAAGGCCTGACGGATGATCTGGTTCATAGTTCAGGGTTCCTTTCGCGAAGCGTTACGCCTGATGGCGCAAGCCAAGGCTGATCTGGACGATGGCGCCATCGGTGCCCGATTCTTCGAAGAAGGCATCGGGGATTGCCGGATTGGCGCCGGCGTTGGCAACGTTCGTGTACCGGCCGTTGGCGGTCAGGTAGTAGACCGGGTCACCGGCAGCGACCGTTGCACCCGCCGTGACGTACATCGTGCCCATCGTCATGAAGGCGCCGGTGAAGTACTGCGGATAGGCGTCGGGATTGCTGGCGCTCGGCGGTACCGCCGGGTTGAGCACTGCGAGCCCGAGGAAGTCGCCGGTGGTGAGGATGGCAACGCCATGATTGCCGGCTCCCCGCTGAGCAGGAGCGCCGAACTTGATGCCGGCCGCCGTCTCGACTGTGCGGCTGACCTTGTTGCACTTCTCTTCGGAAGCGATCTGGCCTGCAAGTCCCTTCGCGGGAGCCGCGCCATAAGTGGTCTGGTAGGTAGCCATTGAAGCGCCTCCTTAGTTGGCCGCTGCAGAGGTCTTGCCGGCCTTCATGTCGGCGACCATCTGGGAATAGGCGTCGGTCACGACCCTGTCGGCGTCGCTGACCTGCGAAAGGCCCTGCTGCACGACGGTGCGGAAGGGATCGGCGCCGTTCTTGCTGGCATCCTCGACGAGCATGTCGAAGCGGGCGTCGATATAGGCTTCCGACTTGTCGGCGACGGCAGCATCGCCGAGCTTGGCGACGACGACAGCCTTGCGGATGGCGGGATCAGAAAGGCCCTCGGTCTTCACGTCCTTGGCGATCGTGTGCGCCTTGGTGATGAGATCGGCGCGGGCCTGGACGCGCTTGTCGAGGTCGGCGTCGGAAAGGATCTTGCCTTTCAGAGCATCAATCTCGGCATCCTTCTTCGCCAACTCGGCATCCTTGGCGGCCAGAGCCGTCTGATGTGCCTTCTCGGCGTCGGCGAACTTTGCAGCGGACGATTCAAGGTCCTTCTGCAGCTTGGTGATGGCCTGTGCGCCCTGATCGGTCGTCTCGACCGTGAGCCCATCGACCAGAATTTTTCGCAGATCCATCTTCGGTATCCTTTCATCTGCTATCTGGGTGTTGACGGGGCTCACGCCCCACTTCCCCGCACCGTCTCCGATGCGAGCTTCTGACCCGGCGCGGCCACGCTGCACGATGGCGACGTGGTTGATCCGGATATCTTTCTGGATGGCGTCGTATTTCTCGCCTTCGGGCGTTGTGCCCGGCTCCCAGGAGAGATCGCAGGTGTAGCCGGCAGAGAGCTCGCGCTTGCCGCCCTCGATCTCGCTGATAGTGGCGCCGTCCATGACGATGAGCGGCACTCGGACGAATTCACCATCGCGGGCAACCTCGTCGCCGATCTGGCCGACTGAGAGGCTCTTCCAATTGTCGGCCGTCACTGCCTCGTCTGGATGGTCGTTCGTCACCGGCTTGTGCGCATAGCTGCCGAGGCTCGCCTTGTCGAAGACCTGATCCTCTGGCCGATAGACCTTCACGGTTGCCATTTCCGGCTTGCCGACCTCATGGCCGGCATAAAGCTGGATGCCGGTGCGCGCGGTGCGCACATCCGCAACGAGGTAGCCATCGGCGGTCCGTCGCGTGCCCGCGATCGGTGCAGCATCCACGAATTGCATTCGGGTTTCCTTTCGGACTCGACATCAGTTCAAATATGTGCGCGAGCTAATGTTCAGGCTGCGCCGTGCAGCTTGTTGGGAAAGGGGGGATAAGTCGATGAATGAAAACTTCATTCTTGGAGCAAGTATCTTCTGCCTTTTAGTCGGCGTTTCTTTTTGCTGGCCACCTATCGAAAGATACCGTGGGGCTAAGCAAGTTGGCGCCTTCGGCATGCTACTCGTTCTTTGCGGCGTAGTGCTCATGACCACGTTTAAATGGACTGAAGTAGCCATAAAGATCAGCGATCTAGAGTTTAAGTTGGCAGCAGCGGTTGAAGACGCCCGTTTGGCAAAGGTCCAACTAACGAACAACGAGAAGGCTTTTGCTTCCTTTGCTAAGCAGTTTGATCCCAATGCTCAGAAACAGGCTATCGATGCCGTTTTCCATGAACTACCTGCTGAAGATGCCGGAATCGATGCGAACAAGGCGAAAGATGCCTTCCTCGATGCTTTCGAAAGGTCCGGCATAAGAGTCGTTCCTGCAGGCGCAGTCGATCAACTGACCACTACTGTGAAGGAGGGTGAATGGGGTTAATCGCCACTCGCGGCCTCCACTTCCGAGGTGCTCGTCTCCTGCTCGGCTAAGTTACCGTATTCCTCAATCGCAGCATCGAGCCCGGGTAGCGACCCATCCTCGATGAACGTGTTGACGAGAGCATCGGATACTGCATCACGCGGTATGATCTCCTGCCCTGGCGTCGTGCCGACCAGCTGCCGGGCCGCATCAGCCTTCGTCTTGAAGACGTCGGCCTTTTCCTTCTCCGACATGCCCCAGAGCGGCGCCCACTCGTAATAGATGTCCGGGTCGCGCGAGCCGAGCGCGCTTCGGATCAGGCACTCGTCGAGGCGCGCCATAGCCGGCGTCATTTCCACGGTCTGCATTGCCTGCAGGCGGTCGTAGTAGTTGCGCAGGTCGCTTTCGCCGGTCGCGTTCATGCCGGCGGGTGACTGGCCGAGCAACCGCGTTGCCGGAATGTCCGCGGCGCCCGACACGATCTGCAGGAAGGACATGAGGACGTCGGGCAGCGTGGCGAAGCTGGCCGTCTTCTGCTCGTATTCCTCCTCTTTATCCAAGAGGAGGTCGCCGTTGATGCCCTTCGCCGTGGCGGCGAGCGTGTAGCGCTCAAGGATCTTGGCGCGGTACTCTGCATTGCCGAGGTTCTGCATGAAGTCCGGAATGCGGATCACGTTGACCTTGGCCTCGAAAACGAGACTGGCGATGTTCGCCGCGGTACCGTCGGCCTGCTTGATAGCATCGACGACCGACAGGAGGACGCTGTCGCCCCAACCGGCATAAGTGGTAGTTACGATGTCTTCGTCCGGCTGCTGACTGCCGTTGAAGATGACCAGGCGCGACGGATGAATTTCGACCTGAGCGCCATCAGCCGAGTTCAACTGGTAGACCTTCGGCTTGCCATACCACTCGGACGCCGGATCACGATCGATCTCGCCGGCCGTGAGGTGCCGACGGGTCATGACCGTGAGGTATTTCAAGCCGCCCTTCCCGATACGCTCGACGTCGAGCGGTTGCGTCAGGTCCTGGTCGCCGGTACCGATGACCAACGCTGCGCCGCCCCAGAGCCGCGCTTTGATGCGGGTCTCCAGCAGCTTGCCCATCACGTTCAGGCGCTTCTCTTCCGCTTCGATTGCCTCGATCTGCGGCTTCTTGGCCTGCCAATCGCGCCATGCGCGGATGCTGTCAAATGCAGGGATATCGACGATCTTCTTCGGGAGCCAGGCGCCCCGATAGGCGTTGAGTAGCTCCTCGTCGGTGAGCATCGGCATCGAATAGACGTTAGCCGCTGCCTTGTCCCGGCTGGTGCCCAGGCTGGCGACCATGTTTGTCAGGCTGTCGCGGACGAACGCGATGATGTTGGCCATGTCCGCTCCTAAACGTTCGTCAGCGTGAAGGACGAGCCTCCAAGCATCAACTCGGTGAGAGCCCAGACCAGGGCGTCGGCCCGGTCAGGTGAACCCTCTCCGAGGTATCCAGACGGCGTGAAATTGCACATCTGGTCTTCAAGGTCGGGGAAGTCTCCGACGTGATGAACCTTGCCCTGCTCATACAGCGCGCTGATAGGCTCTGCTCGCACCGCTTTGCCTCGGCTGGCGACAACTTCCTTGAAGGGCGCGGTCTTATCAGCCGTCGAGACGGTGAAGCGCACCATGTCGCCACCGAAGTTCCGTTCCCCGATGATCCGATGTGCCTGATGACGATGGTAGAGGTCGACCGCTCGCCTGCCCCATCCTTCTGGCGACAACTGGCAAGTGCCATCCTCGAGAATGTAGCCATGCCCATCGATGCCGAGGCCGGCGACGACGATACCGATATCGTCACCTGCGCCATCGCCGCGCGTACCGGATGGATCAACCGAGACAACGATGCGCCGCATCTCGGGGGCGCTGGCGACACGCAGGCTGTCTATGCCCGGCATCAACTTCCCGTCGGGCGCCTTGCGATCCTCAAGAGCCCAGAGCGCGCCGCTAACTTCGCTCGCCCATTCTCCCGCCTCAAACCGCAACCTTTTCGCTGCGGACATCGAGGCCAAAACCTCGAAATACTCGGGCGGCAGGTTCTCCGAGTTGTCGGCAGGGTTCACCTGCATCTCGGCATAATCTTCCGGCTTGGCCAGCTTCTCCTTCGTGCCCGGCTTCATCTTCGCCCGGAACATCTGGAAGCTCCAATGGAGCTTAGACGGCGGGTTGCAGTCGAAGTAGGCCTTGAGGGCCAGGTACCTTCTGCCTGTCGCTGCCGCTATCGCTGGGGCCAGCTCGCACTTCTGCGCCAAACGGGACATTGCCGTTTCCACGGATGCCCAAGGGATTTGGCTGCTCTCGTTGAAATATAGGGTGGCGTATTCCTGCCCCAGGATCTTCTCGACGCGCTCTTTATCGTCGAGGCCGGCTATCCAGATGTGCGATCCGTTCGGCAGCTCGACATAAAAGTCGGTCTTGTCAAACCGCACCCGAACCGACGGAAAGCAGAGGGCCAGAACCTTTGGCAGGGTATCGGACCAGACCGACGTCTTCGCGTGGTTGAACCGAAACCTGAATATGACGTGCCGCGAACCGGGAGCGTTAATCGCTCGCTGAATCAGCGCCCGACAAAGAACGAACGTCTTTCCGGAACGAGACCCGCCGCGGAGCATGATGTTGCGCGCCGGGCCGGCAAGAAGGCGATTAGCCTCTCGCTGTTTCTCCGTTAATCGAGCTACCTGCATGGGTCACAGTTCGGCGTCCTCTGGCAAGACATTGAGGCTCATGCTCCCGGAGTGCTCGACACGCTCGATGAACATACCGAGGTGCTTGGCAAGCTTCTCCAAGGCGCTGTTCTTGTCCCAGACCTTAATCTTGTGGACGTGCTCGACCTCACCGTCGCCGATGTTGCGGGTCACCACTTCGACCGACGCGACTGCGGCGGCTGTATCGTCATCCCACTCTTCAGGTCGAAGCAGCCTGCCATTCGCATCGAACACGCGGCGAAGATCGGAGAAGCCGATACGAGACAGCTCTTTCAGAACACGCTCGACGGTTGCTTCCGCCTTGAGGGCGCCCTTGCCTTGGATTTCAGCCACGCGCTCCTGAATGCTTTCATTTGCATTCAAACGCGCTGCATTTCCCCGGTTAGGCTTAAACCCCGCAAGCTGATATGCCTCGTCGGCCGTCTTACCTTTGGCGAGTTCCTGCGCGAACTTCTCGTGCCGTGCGTTCTTTAGGACGGGCATCGGTTAACCTTGGGGATCAAACATGGAAGACAAAGACAAACGATCAGATCTGCACCGGGCTAAACTCGGGATGGCTATGGTATCTGCTTGCTTGGTGCAGACGCTGAATGA